CTTTTGCTTTTGTTTTCTAGACCCCGGTTATTTATGTCGGGGGCGGCTGTGGTTTCCACAGTTTCTGGGCGCAGTGATGCGCAGTTGGCTGAGATGCCAACCTTCATCAGGGGCCCGTAGTAGGGTTTGTCGAGCTGGTGTGTCTAACAGATTTGTTCTGGGGGTGCACCATAAGACTTAGGAGCATGCTGATTGTCAGTTTAGCTTGTTATGTGATGATGGACGAACTTTGCGATCAGCAAATATTCCTCTTAAACATAAACCCCTTGTATGGAGACAGGCCCCGTGTTCGTGGACACGGGATTATTGGTAGCGGAGGGACCAATAGCTCTAGCTGTGTACTAGACAGCAGGCGCAATCGCCTTAGCCCTTTGATCTATTGCCCTTTTGGTGACCTAACAGACCATTGCCCACGGGATGTAAAAGCATCGCCCATCCGCGCTCGGCTTTGATTACTGGTTAAGGCCCCCTACCTGGCACTGCAATTTATGGCGGCGGGTTGCGCATCCGAGAACCCAGTCAGGGAGATACCGGGTTGAGCAGTGGGATTGTAAGCATATCCCATGCGCCATCTCGCAAGAGCACGTGATAGATCCGGCCTTATTGGCGTTCGGGTCACGTGGCGAGGTACAACTGTTACAGAGGTCTCTCGTCTGGGTGTGTAGGAGGCAGCCCGCCGTTAGGGTTTCATGGTGATCCCATGATGATACCAACCTGCAGGCTTTTAAGCCGCCAGGCGGGGCCTGACGTTATTAGATATGGATAAATTAATTGAAGAAAGGAAAGAAGCCCTTGCGCCATCTACATCAACTGAAGTTCAGGTTATGCCTGTTCCGCAAAAGAATATTGCGACAACAAATTCAATTTCCGAAGCCGTGGTCACGCCACCGCCCCAGATGGTGTCTGGGACAAAAACACCGAGGAAGAGGGTTCCGTTGCCTAAGGAACCGGATGATTTTGACCTACCATCCCCACCGAGAAATCGCAGAATTCCATTGTCTTCTGCGAAGGTACTTTTGGCTGATGGCACACAATTTGATCTCAATCTGTTGTTGTCCCAATTCAGAAATATTGGTACGACTCAGCGAGCTGTAGAGCCGGACGTTGAGAAGGACAAGTATTACAGACTTAATGGCAAAGTCTTGGTAGTCCCGCCATCCCAAATGCCAAAACCGCGACCTAGGGAGGAAATGCGGAAAAAGTTTGTGCCGACGCGTGCAGCAAAGACTGACAAGCTGGTCACTGCATCAAAATTTGCATATTTACCGAAAGCACAAACACAAGAGCCGAAAGTTTCAGCATGTGATTCTGGTGATCAGAATAGATTTGCGGCCCTATCTTCGCCGGACCCTGACAAAGATCCAACCAATTTTGACCCCGAGACTAAAAAGGAAAAAGCAACCAAAAATGTTGCCCAGTTGGATAAAACAATTGTTAGGCCCAAACCGCCGAAGTTTATCCCGAAGACAGCACGTCAAATGCATGCTGAGAAACCATGGTCTTATAGAGACTCTCACCAAGCCAAGAATCCTTCTGAATATTGGCGCAGCGTTGAGGAACGTGACCCCAGCTTTGAAAGTGATGTGCGCCGAGTTGGTGGCGCCGCTTGTGCTGAGGTCTACGACTCGGTTTCAGAGAGCATTTATGAGCATCAGGATCCGGATGACAAACCGAGCGATCATAAAAATAATCGCGGTATTTTCAGTCGTACAGATGCTCCTAAAGTCGGGTATAAGAAAGAAAAGCCCCCTCCACGTGCCACTATCCGCCCCTCTGGACCGATTCTACCGTTGCCGCCACCATTGCCGCCCGGTCCACCACCCCCTCGGCCTCCAAGACCGCCAATACCACGCCCACCGTTGCCGCGTGCTCTACCTGCGGCCATTGCCCACCCGGCGGCCCCAGCAGCGCCGGTGGCAATTCCTGTGGCAGTTTTGCCTGTTCTTGCAGCTGCCATTGCACCAGTTTTGCCGGTGCACCCACCAGCTCCGCCGGTTTTTCCCCCGGCGTTGCCTGGCGGGCCTGACCCCCCTGATGACCCCGGTGATGCTCCACATCATGACCCCGGGTTTTTGGCGGGTGTCCCAAATACGATCAGACATGATCGTCGTGTTCGGGCAACATTTATTGGCAAGATCCTCCGATTTGTCAGAGCCTATGGTAAGACAATCGCTGGTTGCTTTGCTCTTATGGCACTTGCCCGACTCCTGCTGAGACTTGTCCAGCATGCACTTGTTTTCCCGTCGATCAAGGGGATTTGCAGGTTTCTTTTGAAGAATTCAATTCTCGACTTTCCTGTCCCGGTTCAAGAAATGGACATGAAGATTTTGAAGATTTTTCGTGACCCGAAACTTGTCAATGATGTGCTTGCTGACACATTGAAGCCGCCCTTTGTTGCTTCTACAAGATGGAATCTCTGGAATGTGTTCCAGCCATTCTTGCGGTTTGTTGGTATCATGCCACCAACAAGCATTGTCACTGACACCGTCGCTGAGATTTGTGTGCCGGCAGTGATGGCCCCAGTTGCAAAAGCTGTGGGTGGTGTTTTTGACTCAATCATCGTTGGTGTTGATTATCTCGCATATTTATCTGCTCTTAGAGTTTGTGCGAAATATGGAGTCATGAACATTGCCGAGCATTTCGGGCCGGATTTCACACATACATATGTGTTTGGGCCGTCAGTCCCTCATCGTACTGATCTTGACCTTCGTGCGGATTCTCGGGCTCTGGCCGATCTCAGACACCCTGAGCCTGAAATTCGTGAAGTGACACATTATCGCTATTATGACCTAAGCGATATTGATCGTTACCTCAAACATGGAGTCAACGTCTTCACTGGGTATTCGACAACTCCTCTCCAAGTTTCTTTGGAGTTTTTGTCGCAGATCTATACACCCAGAAATGTTGACGTACGCAATACTGTTGCCTCCTATGAGGCCCTCAGGAATGCGTTGGCACGGGACCAGTCAGTGAATTTGAACCGCTATTTGTCATTATATGGCAATGATGTTTTCACTGCCACCATTCAGGTGGGCTATGCATTGGTCTGTGCAAATCGGGATTTCTTGGCACACAGTGGTATTCCCTCTGTTGCTGGACCACTAAACCCTCGATAGGGCCGACCGCAGGCGGCCCCATATGTCGCCCTGTTCTTTATGGTTATCGCGTTTGGGACGCTGCACCATGTATTGCACCGGCAGATCCTACTGAAATTAAGTCTGGCTCGACCATTAAATTTAAAGCCATGTCCGATGTTTCTCGTAGGATGCCTGCAGGTGTGAGCCTTGGTTGCCATGTACCTTATGCGGCACCATTCCACACTGACATGGGCGACATGTTAACAACTGTAGCCGGCGTTAAGAAGCGAATATTTCGCAAGCCCCCTGCCCCTGGCGCCGGTTTGATCCCCGAGATCAAACAGTTTACAAGGGAATTTCTCGCAAAGAATTTCAAACCTTTGCCAGCTGATACGGATGTATCGTTTGAAACCTGGTTATCACAAACTGATTATCCTGGTTCTAGACGTGCAGAGTTGATTGCTGAAAAAGATCGGATTCTTTCGATCATGGACAAGACCCATTGGAAGGTCAAATGCCACGTCAAAGATGAGTTTTATGACGACTACAAAAATAGTCGTGGTATTTTCAGTCGTACAGATGCTTTTAAAGTATTTTCTGGCCCTTTTATTAAGGTCATTGAGACTGAAGTTTACAAGTATTACTCATTTATTAAGCATGTGCCCGTTTCAGAGCGGGCTCGTTATATAAGCGAACTGGTTTGCATGAATGGTGGGAAATATTATTCCACCGATCACACTGCCTTCGAGAGCAATTTCGTTAGGGAGTTCATGGAAGCTGTTGAATTTGAGCTTTATTGGTACATTCTTTCTTTAATACCAGAAGTGGTGTTTTTTTTAAATGTTTTCCAACAAGCTACAACCCGTGAAAACCATCTTGTTTTCAAATGGTTTTTGGCCACTGTCATGGCCACTCGCATGTCAGGAGAGATGAACACTTCTCTTGGCAACGGGTTTTCAAATTTGATTTTGATCTTGTTCGTTTGCTTTAAACGTGGTATTCGGGAGCCCAGAGTCGTCGTCGAAGGTGACGACGGTCTCTTTTGCCTTGCGGCTGGATCCCCTTTGTTGACCCCTGCTGACTTCGAGTATTGCGGATTCAGTGTCAAGATGGAATCTTTTGATTCCATATCTGATGCTGGTTTCTGCGGTTTGGTGTTTTCTGAATTTGATGCGCAACTTGTCCGTGACCCGGTCAAGGCCCTCATTAAGTTTGGTTGGGCACCATCAAAGTACCGAAATGTCAAGAATAAGACTCTCATGATGCTTTTGAGAGCCAAAAGTCTTTCTTATGCATACCAGTACCCTGGTTGTCCCATTGTTGCTGCTCTTGCGCACTATGGGCTCAGGGTTACGAGGTCCATAGACATCAGGAGATTTGTTAAAGAGAGTCGTTGGTTTGACGAGTTTGAGCGCAAGCTTTTACTCGATGCGATCCGCGACGAGCGTGGGGTGAGAAACTCACGCGAGGAACCTGGACCTAATACGCGGTTGCTCGTCTTTGACAAATTTGGTGTCTGTCCATCTTTACAAATTGCAATTGAACATCACATTGATTCACTTAATGATCTTGTTCCTTTGGATGGTTTGTTATTTTCGACTCTCATACCGGATAAAAATGTTTACAATTGGTTCAATTATGTCTGTTTTGTTGACAGACGTAGTCCCAATTATAACTATCCTAGCCCTTGGCCGGTAAGTCAAAATTTTTCCAGCTTCACTGAATTTCAAAATTTTATAATAGCTGGTAAGTCCATACCTATGTGGGCTTGAGTCAAGGTGTAAATCCATGGTTGGTACCTATCACAGTTTCCTAAGGCGGTTTAGTAAAACTCGCACACTGAC